GTTTTGAATTTCTCGAAGAAACATGTTGGTCGAACCTTTACTAACCTATATACTGAGGACGTCGCTCTTGCTGTAGCGAATACCGTCCCATGATGTATGTGATTAAGCCTTTATTGGCCAAAGCTTTTGTGTCGAAGCTTAATGGTTTACCATTTTTGCAGCAATGCAGAATTGGTTCCGTTTAGCTTGTCGTTTTAAACTTTAATGTTAATTATGTCAAGCTTTGGAACTTTTACTGCCCCCCTAAACAACAATGCTAATTACAAAGAAGGCGTTGTTACCTCCACGGAGGTAAACTATTCTTTTGTTCCCCAATCTGATCGTTATTCCATCAAACAATTTAATCGCGATGCTTTTAAGAAGAATCAAAAAGCTATGCGAATTTCTCGTATTAAACAATTACGTTCAGAAAAACCTAAGTCTGATATGATAGAGAAACCACATCTTACCAATTATAAGAAGACTTCCCAACAATCTAGTTTTGAATATGTACATAAAAGTTTGACTCAAGCTCTTTTTCCTGCCTCTATATTAGATCAGGCTAAATCTTTTGTTCAATCAAATTCTGGCTTAGATGATAGTGTGAAGCGTCTTTTTGATGTTCTTGAAGTTCTTGGTGCTTTAGCAATTTCTTTGCCCACTTGCAAAACTTCTACCCAAGTTGCTGCCCAATTTGTTTTATTTATTCGATCTTTAACTAAGGATTCTATTACTTCTAATATATTGAAACAGGCTGATACGCGTGCTTGGTGTACACGTTTATTCGGTTTGGATTTGTTTGAATCCCAGTCTTCCATTCCAGAAGAAGCTGGATGGTTAAATATGATTCCCGATTTGAGTGAAAAATGGGAAGCTATTCGTAACGCTCCTTTGTTTAGTAAGATTTCTAACATGATAGCCGTCGCTGCCTCTATTGGATTGTGTAGTGTTACTAACCTTAAGTGGTCTGTGGCTGGTGTCGATCTTTTTAGAGTGGGTACACTACAAAAACATTCTACTGCAGTAGACCTGGTTGGAGCCGTTTTAGATACAGTTATTGTTTTTATTGAAGGTGGTTATGAATGTTTTAAGCAACGTTCATTTGCCCCTTTATTCTTTTCATCCGACGCTAGCCGTGATTTAGATGCTCTTTATTTCCCTATTATTGAGATGCATGAGCATGCTATGGTTTTTAATTTACACGAGAAGCCTATTGAGATTAGGGGAGTTACCAAGTGTCTCACTGATTTGGAATATGGTTCTTTGTTAGATGAGGCTTTAGAACTTGCCGACAAATCCCATAAATCCGCCCGTGGTACATGGCAACAAGGTGTTTTAGAGAAACGTATGGAAGTTTTGCGCAAGAATCGTGCCGCTTATAAAGCGAAGCGAATTAGCGGGTGC